GCATTGGTATCATCGTCATCATCTTTTTTAACTAAAGGTTTATCTTTACTTGTTGGATTTGGGCCATCACCTTTAGGTTTATCAAAAATATTTACCTTTGGTTTTTCTTTCTTCTCACTATCATCACCTTTATCATCTGATGATTGGTCTTTAGTTTTTACAAACTGACCTTTATCAGTTTTAACATATACATCTGCATCATCTTTATCTTCTTGACCTTTCTTCTTGAAACGACCAAAACCGATTGATACATATCCATCGTCTTCTTTTTCTAATAATATACTTGATAGTTTAATCATTGTAATTTTCCAACTTTATTAGCCAACTTGACTAATCTTTCTGATATTGAGTTCAATGCCTTATGAGTTGTTTTCCAATAAGAACTTGAATCTACATTTAGTTCATTCTTTAAACGAACATTAAAATCTATTTGTTTGGATAATGAGTTCAATGCATTTTTAACTTCTCTCATTGAACGACCAATCTTTTGTTTAGGTGTTAGGGATTCATCGTTTCTCCATTGGTGATAACGACCCTCATTTACACCCTCTTTCTTTTTCTTTTTACCTTTGGCCTCATATCCACTTGCGAATGCAGCTCTTCTCTGTGCATCACTTTTAAATCCCTCAATCTTTTTATCAATTTGTTTACCAAGAGTTGGTTGAACTCTTTGAACATCTTTAACTGCCTTCAACCCACCTTTAAGTATTTTTGCGATTCTAGCTTTTGCCTGTGATTTAGATGATGCGTTAACAATAGTCTGTATAGTTTGACCATCTTTCTCAACTTTAACTGCAAACATCACTTCATTAATCTGTTCAGTTTGGACTTCATTACTTAACTTTTCTTCTGAATCTAAATAATGATATGCCTTTTGTAAATATTCTTTTGATATGATTAGTTTTGATTGCCACCAATTAGGAAAATCTATTTCTTCAGATGAATCATCATATTTTTTCAATGCATCATGAAGTTTTTTACTATATTCCATTAACTCTAAAGTAGTTGACCTTAACATATTTGGTTCATCATCTTGATGACCTATGTCTTTGTCTTCATTTACTTTAGAATATCCACTACCACTTGCGATTGAATCTCTTCTATCCAATGGAACACCATCTATTGAACCTTTACCACTAAAAGCTCTTGGTGTCATATATCCAGGAGTTGCAGCAGAAGTTGAAGCTTCTTCAATCTCTCTTTCTTGAAGTTCTTTACGAATTATATTTTTGAGTAGTTCTTTAAGTTGTTTTTCGGTTAGTGACATCTTCAAGTTCCTTGATTAATTCATAATATCTCATCAAAGTCACTACTGATTTATCTTTTACACTATTACCCTTAGTAGTAGAGTCTGCGTGTGATATAGCCTCTGATAATTTTATCTTTGTAATTTCATCATCAACTTTTGGTAAATGTGACTTTAGAATCTTCTTAATTTTAGTAACCTCACTATCAATAAATGATTTTAGGGAATTAGTATTGGAAACATTATTGATGTATTCTTTTAATAGATTTTTCTGACTCTCATTTAAAGACTTATATTTAGTATTAAATTTATCAACTAATACTTGATATGTTAAAAGTCTTAAATCTTTGTCTTGGTCTTTATAATTTTCAATTATAGTAGAGTCTTGACTTTCACTCTTTGTTTTATTTATGATATTTTCAACAAGAGTTATGTGAGAATCAGTATTTTCGATTGGCCCAAAGTTTTCTTTAGATGTTTCTGTTGCGAAAACCTTGTATATAGATGCCAAAATCTTAAAATTTGGAATTCTTGTATTAAAGAAATCTTTTACATTATAGTTTTCTTTAATTGTTTTAATTAAATTGTATTTTTCGTTATTTAGTCTACGATTTGATAAATTTTTTCTGTTTTTAATAACAGCCTCAAGTAATTTTACCGCATGTGACTCGTTTGAGTATTTTTTCTCATTCAAAATCTTGTAAAGTTCATATTCTTTACCTAATTCTGTCTGTTTATTGAAAAATTCTTTAAAAATTTCAATTGCAGGTGATTTCTTTATATCATTTAACACATCGACCGTAATTTGTCGTGTTAAAAGTTCATACAAGATACCTGTATTTTTAATTTTTGTGTGTTTAATGTTCTGAGACATAATGACTCCAATGTTAAATATTCCCTAAGTATTAATAAATATAAAACTTTCAAGAAATGTGTATTTTATCTACCCTTTTTACTTATTTTTTTTATAATCTTCATATTCTTTCTCGACCTCTTCAGAACTTTGAGTTTCAGATAGTATTTCTTTAGTTTTTTGACTTCCCAATGACTTAACAAGTGCATCATAATGTGCTAATGCTAAAGGTGAAGTCTTTTTACCAACTTTACCTAATGGGTCACGACCTCTCGCTCCACTATCTTTCCCATAGTGATTCATTTCTTTAGGTCTACCTGCACCATCATGACCACCCTCTTCGGAACCACCCTCATCTCTAAATACAGAACCAGATGAACTATCTTCATCAAATCCACCTTGTGATTGCATATCACTTGGTGTTCCAACTGATTCACCACTTTGAGCAGGGTCATTACCCTCTTGTTCAATTTGTTCATGTCTAAATTTAGTTTTTTGGTCTTCAATGATTTGATTTCGTATTATATCTTTTTCATCTTTTGAAAAATTAAATACATTATCATATACCCATTCACTTGGTAATAACTTATCACTAATCATATCACGAGCTAATGAAACTTTCTGTCCCCACAATTCAACCTTTTCTTGGTCATACATTGTTGATGGATTTGTTAAATTCAATTCAAAATTAACTAACTCTGCATCTGTATATCCTTGTGAGTATAAGTGAACAACTGCAATCTTTGTTAACTCTGATACTACAATTCTTTGTATTCTCTCAATAGTTCTCGCGAATCGAACATCTTCTGCTGCCAATGTAGCTTTACCACCGACATTTTCATCAAATCCTAAGAATGCCTTTGGAACTCTCAAAGAAGCCAACATTTTGTTTTTCAAGTATTCAATATCATCAGTTGAATCATAATCTAATCCACCCAACTCATTGATTTCAGTTCCACTATCTCCACCACGAACAGGTAAGAAGAAATCTTCTGTTAAGTTTTGAACATTGTATTTAAGATTATACTCACCAGTTGCCTCATCGATGAATGGTGTTTTCTTCATCTTGTTGATAATTCTTTGCATATAATTGTCAACTTCATTTGGTGGTATGTTTCCAATGTCAATTTTAAAAATTCTTTTTGATGGTGCTCTCATAACTCTATGAATCAACATCGCATCTTCCATAAGAGTTAATTGTTTCCAAACCTTACGAGCTGATTCCATCATACTTTTACCATAAGGTAGGAAGTTACTATCACTTGCCAATCTAAAGTGTGCGATTTGGAAGTTTTCAAACTCGATTTTATTTTTTGATTTTTGTTGTGCACCGAAATATGGATGTGAACCCTCGATACTTTCTAAGTAGAACTTAGTGTAGTAAGGATTTTCAGGGTCTTCACCCTCCGCTCTTATGACTTCATAAGGTGATAATGGTATAACATTAGTAATACCAAATTTCTCATTAACATCTAAGTGTAAAAAGAAATCACCATACTTACACATATTACGAACCCAAGGCCATAAATTGAACTCAATGTTCATAATGTCATAAAATAAATTATGTAAAATTTCTTTAATGTTTTCATTTTCTGATTTGATATCCAAGACATTACCATATTCTGATTTCATTGTTGATTCATCAGAGTATATATCTAATGCACTTGATATAATACTATCACTATCCATTGACTCATAGTCTTTAAATAGTGCAAGTCTCGCAGCCATCACCTGATGGACGGTTGAGTAACCTGTTCCTACTAAGTCTAAATTGTTGTGTAGTTTTGTGTATCTATCAACAAGATGACTTTTCAATTGATGTTGTATTTGGTCTGTATCAGCGATTTTTAATTTTCTACCACCGACATTCCTAACAATCACATTTGTTGAAAATAATCGTCTTAATCGACCAAATAATGTTCTATCTGCCATTTTTTACCTCACTTACAAGAGCCACTCTAAGGACTCTTTTTTCTTATTTTTACCTATCTCCCATTCCCAAGAATCATTTCGATTCTCATCAGGTGTATACACACCCTCTTGGTTTATCATAGATAAAGTTTTCTTTGTTAATTCAATTCCCTCAGTTCGTAATCTTAATGCAGTATCACGAACCCATAATCCGATAGCAAAGGACATTACCAAATCATCATTGTATCCTGCCATTGCCTCAGCTCTATTATTAACATATACGAATGTTAATAATTCATCTATCAATCTATTAGAACGAACCACTACTGATTCATCTCTAAAATATTCTTCAAGTTTGGAAATAATTAGTGGACGAGTTTTCATTGTGGTTGAAAATCCTGCCACCATATTTCTTTCACTTGTTCTATATTTGTTGGTCAACTGATGTTGAACATCAATATATTGTAAATCTTTACTTGTATAAAATAGATTAGGATAATCCCTATCTATCACTTGTTGGATGGTTGCCCAACCAAT